CAGATTACAGAGGTTGTCATCACTGGCGCTATCGGCACCGGGAAGTCCACGGTAGCGATCATTGCCTTGATGTACAAGATCTACTGGTTGACGTGTCTACGTAATCCAGCCGAGTACTTCGAGATGGCGTCCGTAGTGACGCAGTACGTCTTCGGCATGTTCAACGCGACCATGTCGTTGAGCTATCAGGTTCACGTCTCCAAGATCTTGGCGATGTTCAACGCCTGTCCGTACTTTCGGTGGATCACGACAGGCGTTACGACAGAAACCGAGAAGGGTGAAGAGAAGGACGTCCTCAAGTTCCCGAACAATATTAAGTTCGCCTTCGGTTCGCGAGGCATGCATGCTCTCGGACAGGACATGATTGGCGGTCTCTTGGACGAGATGAACTTCCAGCAAGAGACCAGAGTATCTGAGCAGGAGCTCAAGTCTCAAGCTCGGGACATGTACAGGCAGACCTCGCGTCGTATCCTGTCTCGATTCCCAGCGCGTCCTGGCCTTGGTCGTAAGTCGCCTGGACTGCTCTTCCTTGTATCCTCTCGCAAGGGTGAGGACGACTTCCTGGACACCCACATCCAGGAGCGTGGCGTCAACGATGCCTCCATTCACGTGGTTAGCTTGTCCACCTGGGAGGCTGTCGGACATCGTCCTGGCCAGTATCCTTCAGGTAAGTGGTTCCGGGTCGTCGTTGGTGATGATCGTTACAGATCTCGAATTCTGGAGACTAACGAGGCCGATCCCGAAGGTTATCGCGTCATTAGCGTCCCTGAGGAGCACCGCAAGGAGTTTGAGGCGGATCCCGACGGCGCGATCATGGACATTGCCGGCGTCGCTATCAAGGGTGGTGGTCGTCCCTTGATTCAGCGCGACAAGCTGTACGAGTGCATAGGCTACGACCAGGAGTATCACCCCAGGAAACATCCATTCAGGGTCGAACAACCTCTTCTGGGAATTCGATCCAAGAGCTTCATCGAAGAAGACTTCTTGTGGCAAGACATCGTGCAGCAGGTGGACCCATACCGGAACCTCTACCTGCCAATTGTGAACCCCACCGTGCATCGGTACATTCACCTCGATCCTGCCACCTCTGGCGATTGCAGCTACGGTTTTGCAATGGGTCACGTAGCTGGTCGCACGAAGGTCGCACGCAGGGACCCGAACACCCTTGTGGAGTTCGAAGTTATCGCTCCTGTGATTTACATCGACATCGTGCTGGGCATCATACACCCACCAGGTGATGAGATTGACCTTTCGAAGGTGAGGTCGTTCATCTTCTTCCTTCGAAAGCTAGGCTTCCCGATCTTCGCAGTGAACTCCGATCAATACCAGTCGACGGATACCCTGCAAACGTTCAAGAAGCTTGGATATCAATCCGAGCGCGTCTCTCTGGATCTCAAGCCTGACAATTACAGCATGTTCAGGCAGACGATTCACGAGGGCCGGTTGCTCGTGTATGAGTACAAGCCGTTCGTTGAGGAGGCAATCTGGTTACAGGTCGACCGCACCAAGAAGGACAAGGTATTCTGCTTGGAGAAACGTCACAAAGACATTTCTGATGCAGTCGCTGGAGTCATTGCAGCGATCATGATGGACGAGAAGGCTGAACACTCGGCCATCACGCCAATCATACCTGCTCAGACTCCTTCTGATCTACGTCCCAAGGGTGCAATTGATACTGACGGGGAGTGGCTGTTGGATGGCATCCCTGGTATGGAACACGTCACTGGAGTGAGAGGTTCATAATGGCTAACAAACGACGACCCATAAGTGAAGGTGATCGCAAGCGGATTGCGCAAGAATACCTCAACGAGGCTATTCCCAACCTGGGGCTGAGTGAGTCCTACTCTGATCTCTTGCGAGGGATCATGGCTCCTCTGGTGGCTCGTAAGCCGATCGTAAGTCCGGTGGATTTCGATCAGTTTACGAACCCGATGTGGAGCGTTTACGAGCGCGAGATTTCGATCTCCGCTGAGCGCAACAAGAGGCTCAAGGACTATGCCGATATGGACGACGACTCCATCATCGCTACTGCCCTGGATATCTACGCATCGGAAGCTTGTCAGTACTCCGACGAGCACAGTGCAACTTGCTGGGTGACCTCCGAGGATCCGATTGTCATGGAGGAGGCGCACCGGCTGTTCCAGCAGACGGAGTACGAGGACTACATCGAGGGCATCTGTCGTGACGTCGCCAAGTGCGGAGACGACTTCGTTGGAGCTCTTTACAACTTCCGTGATGGCGTCGTTCGCCTCAAGTTCGTGGAGCCTGACGAAGTCACAATCAAGACGGATCGGTACGGCCGGTTGAACGCTTATCGGTATCAGGAATCCAAGACCGACATCGAGCCCTGGAACTTCGTTCACTACAAGAACATTGGCAAGAAGAACTCAGCCAAGAAGGGTGGCTCGGTGTATGGCTCCTCACTGATCGAGCCCTCCCGCAAGATCTGGCGTCAGATGCGTCTCATGGAAGACGCCTTGGTGATCTGGCGCATGGACATCGGGACGCGTCGTCTTGTGTTCTACGTGGACGTCGGCAACCTGAGTCATGAAGAAGCTCAGAAGGCCATTCGTGACTGGGAGCGTGCCTACAAGAAGAAGCCGTACTTCAACCCGCAGACTGGTGAGTTCATCTCTCGTCACTCTCCGCTCGCTCTCGACAATCACATCTTCTGGCCGATCCGTCCGACTTCTCGGTCCCGCGTCGAGTACATCGGTGGCGACACCAACGTTAGTGCGGTTGCTGACGTGGACTACTTCCGGCGCAAGATGGCCGCCGCGCTCAAAATCCCGATGGCATACCTGGGCGGTGATGAGTACGCAGCAGTGCGTACAGGCCTCGCCCAAATGGACGTTTACTTCGCTCGATGCGTCAAGAAGCTTCAACGGTCGATGATCCGTGGAACGCTTAAGTTGTTTCTTACACACCTGAGGCTGCGCGAGGTTCCGTACTCGCAGGACGACGTCCGAATCAACATGGAGCCGATCTCGGGCATCGAGGAAATGCAGAGGATCGAGGCACTCACAGCTGCGGTGAACCTGGCTCAAATGATGTTCATGACAATGACCGCGATGGGTATTCCACCTCAGCTCATGGTGCCCTACATTCTGAAGGACGTCATGAAGATCAACGACGAAGACATCCTGAAGACGCCGGTGGACATGGCACAGATCGAGCAAATGCAGCAGCTACAAGCTCCCAAGCCTCCTGGGGAAGAGGGTGAGGGTCCGGGAGCACCAGAAGGTGGTGGACCTCCCGGTGGACCGGCACCTGATGGTAAGAGTCGTGAAGCATTCCTGGCACGACGCACGGAGCTTACGCAGAAGCTCCAGGAAGAGATGCAGAAGGGTGAGTACGCCAACTTGCGGCAATACTTGGCCACGGAGACCGAGGCTGACATCGGCATGCTGATTCCTGAGCATGAGCTGATTCCGCAGGATGAGAATGGTCGCGTTCCGAGAGAGCATAGAGGACAACTGAAACAGGGGAGACTGATCCAATGACGCACGCTGAACTGTGTCGCCACGTAGCCAAGAAGTGTAGCATCCCTGAGTCTCAGGTGCGCACGATCGTAGAAACGATGGCTGTTGAGATTGTTGCCTTGATGACGGATGGCGACGAAGCCAAGGTCAAGGGTCTGGGCACCTTCTACTCCAAGAACTACCACGTTCCGAAGATCGACCTTGAATTCGGTGGCAAGACCCATCCTGGCGAGCGTCGCCGCTTGAGGTTCCGACCCTTCGACAGCACGAATCAGGCGGTCACTGATGGCTGGAAGGGCAAACATCCACCGGCAAGGAGATAGCATGGTTGACTGGAGTAAGCCGACCGCTCTGTTCGTTGGTCGCTATCAAGGATTTCACGAAGGTCACAAGGCCTTGATTCTGGAAGGATTGCAGCGTGTGGGTCAGGCCTGCATCGCCGTTCGCATGATGAACAGTGGTCTGGACAATGCCGACCCCAAGAACCCTTTCGGCTTCAACACTATCTTCAGGCGTATCGAAGAAGTGATGGGTGCTCACATGGAGCACATCATTGTGATCAGCATCCCCAACATCACCAACGTTTTCTATGGACGGGACGTTGACATCGAGCGCATTGACCTCCCGCCGGAGCTTCAGGCCGTGTCCGCCACGAAGGTTCGAGAACAGATGAAGAAGAACGATCCGGAGCTACACGATCTGTACGACGTGTGGAAAGAGAAGTAACCATGAGCAGGCTGTTCGGCACTGTGTTTGAGACTCTCATGAGGAGAAATCCGGTCGGGACTATCCTCGCACTTGCCGAATCCAAGCATGTCGGAACGTACCGAGCAGTTGGCAGCAAGGACAGCATTGCCTTGATGCAAGCAGCCATGGTGCCGGCTGCGCAAGCCATGCTACGTGTCAATCATCAGAGGAACCGAGCGCGGCTGGAGACTCAGGTCAACAATTTCGGTGCAGAGATCCGCAGAAGCATCCGTCAAATCCGGTCAGGCATGCCTAAGGGTCTGGTCATGAAGGACCTGAAGGATGACTACAGAAGGCTGTATCAGACAGCCTACAGCCTGGGCATGGGCAGCAGTGCCACGGGTCTGGTGCCTGGCAATTACACCAAGTCGGCTGAGGACAATCGCTGGGTTGAAAGTGCCTTCCGGAATGAAATGAGGTACTTCAATCAATTCGTGAGTCAAGCTTTGAGCGATGACCTTTCGTCAGTGCAAATTGACCA